ACACCGACCGCGTCACTTTCGCGCGTCTCGATGAATTCACTTCGTTCTCTGGCGCATCATCAATTCGCGCTGCTCTTGAAGGTGACTCCACGCTCGGTGGAGTTTGCAGTGACCTGATAGTAGAGTCAGCATCAGCCGTTGGCAGTCTTGCTGTTGATGGTGCAGAATTTCTCGCTGTGACTTTCGCGGTCACGGTGCATGGATAGGAGTTGTCATGGCACAGTACAAAGTTGTTTCAGACCGTCTCGCCGATCACAAATGTGATGAGGTCGTTGACGGCAAAGTGCTTGGTGATAGTGTGACATGGCTGCTCGAAGCCGGACACATCATTGAAGTGAACGGCAAAGCCGCAAAGAATGACGAAGTAACAAAGGACTGATCGACATGGCACAAATTGTTCTCAAGGACTGCAAAATTGAAATCGGCTCTACGCCGGTAACGCTCAGCGATAGGGCAAATTCTGTAACCGTCACTTATGAAATCGAGCAAATCGAGATCACTTCCTTCGGTGCTACTGGCCGTTCGTATGCCGGTGGTTTGCAAAACAACACCGTAGAGATCGAATTCATGCAGGACTTCGCTGCAGCAAATGTTGAAGCAACAATCTTTCCGCTTGTCGGCACTTCGACAACCGTTGCAATCACTCCGACTTCATCCGCTACTGGCGCAACGAATCCGAAGTACACGATCACGGGTTGCTATCTCGCATCGCACACACCCATCGCAGGTGGCGTTGGAGAGATTGCGATGACATCGTTGTCGTTCGCTGGCGGCGTTCTTGTAAAGACCACATCGTAATTTCATAATTAACTGAGGAGGGACTCATGAAAATTTCACTTGGTGTCACATTCTGTGATGGATCCACACAAACAGTTCAGGCTGTCTTTGCTGACTTTGTTCAGTTCGAGAAGCAATGGAATCGCTCTGTTGCAAAGTTTGAACAGGAAGTGAAACTGACCGACCTTGCATGGCTCGCTTGGGCATCAATGCGTCGTCAAGGTTTAACAACTAAATCATTCGATCCGGACTTCGTTTCATCTGTTGATGACATTTCGTTGCTGGATGATGATGAGGGAAAAGCACACTCAATCTAGAAGCGCATGACCTAATCGTTGCTGTTGCATGCGAGACAGGAATTGCACCCTCTGTTCTGCTGTGTGAATCAGAAGAAATCATTGATGCAATGATCCGCTACCTTCGTAAACGGGCAGAAGCATCTAGGAGGCGATAATGGCAAAGGACTACGGCAAGGTTGAAGTTGTCGGCCTGTCTGCCTTTCGTCGTGAAATACGCAAAGCGACCGAAGATGGTTCCGGTGAGGAGTTACTTCGTGAAGCGAACTACCGCGCCGGTCTTGCTGTTATCAAATGGGCAAGGGCTGAAGCGCAAGGAAACAAACAACGCGAGTCTGCTGCTAAGACTTTGACTTCGTTGCGGCGTGGCTACGGCGTGTATGTCGTTGGTGGCGATAAGACCGTTCCCTACTTCGGTGGTGCAAACTTCGGATCTGACCGTGATGTTCGCCGCATCATTAAGAACAAGCGTCAAGGCAAAAGGTCACGCGCTACTCGTGTACGCGAAGGTGAAGACATAGAAAAGGTCGTACGCAAAATCGAGGAGCAGTATGTGGACAAGCGTGGCCGCACCATGACCCAGAAAGAAGGCGGCCGTCAAATCAAAGTGGCGCGCACGAAGTCCGGCGCGACTCGCGTCATAAAAGGCTGGAATCAATTTGACCGTTTTACAAAGGGCAAGGACTACTTCCTGTATCGCGGAGTGAATCGAAACTATAAAGACCTAGAAATGGTGTACGAATCGATGATGCGTCGCGCTCTTAAGGATGCGTTCCCCGACTAGGCTCGGTGCGTTATGGCTGGCTCTCGTAAATTAACGCTGCAAATTCTCGGAAATGCTAAGGGCGCAGTTGGTGCTCTTGGTGAGACGGAGTCTGCTGGCAAGCGTCTTGGATCCCGTATGGGTTCCCTTGGTAAGCAGATGGCTGTTGGCCTTGGTGCTATCGGTGTCTCTGCTGGCTACATGGCATCGCGCTTCGTCTCTGCTGCTTATGAATCACAAAAGGTGATGAAGCAGACTGAAGCAATCATCAAGGCGACCGGCTCTGCTGCCGGAATGACCGCCAAGCAAGTTGGCGATCTTGCGACCACTCTTTCGAACAAGACCGCCATTGACGATGAAGCAATCCAGACCAGTCTCAACTTGTTGCTCACCTTTAAGAAGGTTAGGAACGAAGCAGGCGAGGGTAATAATGTATTTGACCGCGCTGCAATGGCCGCGCTTGACTTGGGCAATGTCTTTGGCTCTACCGATGCTGCCGCTAAGCAGTTAGGTAAAGCGTTATCAAATCCGATTAAGGGCATCACCGCCTTGACTCGTTCCGGCGTTGACTTCACTGAATCGCAAAAGGAACAAATCAAGTCCTTAGTTGGTCAAGGCAAAACGCTTGAAGCGCAGAAAATCATTCTCGCTGAAGTCGAAGCGCAGGTTGGTGGCACTGCTGCCGCAAGTGCGACCGCCTTCGATCTGATGAAGGTTGGCATCGGGAACGCTGAAGAAGCGTTAGGTATGTTGCTGCTGCCAGCGATGGAGTCTTTCGCAAGTGCGATGAGCACAACGGTGCTGCCTGCTGTGAAGTCTTTTACTGACTCTGTTGAGGAGAAGGGGTTTGGTCAAACCTTCAAGGACATGGGTAAGGGGATAGTTGAAGCGGCACCTTCAGTCCTTGCTTCATTGCAGGAGTTGTTCAACGGTGCAGTGACTTGGATGTCTGAAAGCGGTGTGCCGATGTTGCGCGATGGCCTCAGCAAACTTGGTGAGTTGTTCATGACTTGGATCGAGCCGAACATCTTTCCGATGCTCTCGAAATTGGGCGACTTGCTCATCGCTCTGAACACTTGGATCCGCGACGAAGTGTTGCCTGTTGTCGTGGATGAATTCATCAAAGTTGGCGGTGCTCTTGTCAATTGGGTTATTGACTCGTTTCCGGAGTTGTCTCGCCGTCTTGGTGAATTTGCGGAGAAGTTAGGTGGCTACATTCAGGAGTCGTTACCCATCGTTCTGGATAAGGCGCGCCTTCTCGGTGATGCACTTGTGGAGTGGGTTGGTGAAGCGGTACGCAAGTTGCCAAAGGAAATCATCAAACTTGCAGCCAAGTTGGTTGAAGTAATCCTTACCGATGTCATTCCTGCAATCCTGAAGGCCACGCCTAAGATCGTTTCTGCTCTTGTGTCGTGGACTGGATCGCTTGCTGTTGACTTGGTGGCCGGTCTTGGTATCGCGTTTTGGGAATTGCTGAAAGCACTTCCGTCACTCGGTAAGTCTCTGGCTATCGGTATGGCCGATGTCGCAAAGGCCGCAGGCAAAAGTCTTACCAACGGACTCATCGACCTAATCAACGGACTCATTAGGAAAGTTAACGACCTACTTGAATTCACTATCAAAGTTCCGGCTGCACCGGATATCAAAATAAACGCACCGGACATTCCAGAAATCCCCAAACTTGGAGACGGCGGCATCGTCGGGAAAGCGACCCTCAGCGTTATCGGTGAACGCGGTGCAGAAGCAGTTGTGCCTCTCGACCGCTATGACGCGATGCGCAGTGGTGGAATGTCTGCTGCCGCTGCTGCCTCTGGCGGTGATGTCTACATCACGGTGCAGGCTGGCGTTGGGGATCCGGTTGCGATAGGTAAGTCTGTTGTGGATGCGTTGCAGGCGTACCAGCGTCGTGTTGGTGCTCTCAATCTGAAAGTGGCGTAGCGATGGCTTACCCTGTGCCCATTGTCGAGATCGCATTCGACGACTCGCCTTATGCCGTCTCTCCCACTTGGGTTGATGTCAGCGACCGTTGTCGTTCGTTCTCATCGGATCGTGGCCGTCAGGATGACTGGGGAACCTTTAGCGGTGCTGCCTCTGTTGTCTTGGACAATCGTGACCGCCGGTTCGACCCGTTCAACACGACCGGTATTTACTACGGGAAATTGACACCGCGAAAGCAAATCAGAATCCGCGCCAACTATGACGGAACCATCAAGGATGTATTTCGTGGGTTCATCAGTGGGTTCACTCCGTCGTGGAGTGAGGCTGGCAAGGAATCAACAGTCACCCTTTCCTGTTTTGATGCGATGCAGTTATTGGGTTCCATGTTTCTTCCGCAGGACTGGAGTCGTAAGTACATCTTGTCTACTTCGCCACGCCACTACTGGCCTTGCGACGAACCGATAAATCCATTCACATCCGGCACCGTGTTGTCTGACTTGGGTTCTGTCCCTTTGAACTTAACGACAACAACTTTGGCGACTAACAGTTCGCAGTTGGCTGAAGGTCTTGTCAATTCATCCATTCAAGGGACAGGCGGCGTTAGTTCTGCTACTGCTTACGGATCTACTCTCAGCGCGACTTCATTCACTGTTTCAATGTGGGCGGTATTGGATCCTGATGTCACAACCAATTTCGGAGAAGTTGGTAATTGTTTTTTCAGTATGGGCTTCAGTTCGTCAACATCGAAGTATGTGATCTACATTGACGACTACGCCAACTCTGGCTTGTATTACCAATTCAGCACAACGGGAACATTTGACGGTGGTGCTGCTCGCCTAATCTCGTTCTCGTTCAATGTTTCGAGCAAGGCGTTTGCTCTTTACCTTGACGGCGTAGCAGTGGGGACAAGTGTTATCAGTGGTAGCAGTTTCTACATTCCACTTGGCGAACAGTTCAACACCGGCGGTGGACAAATTCAGCAGTTAATTGTTTGGCACAGCGTCATCTCGCAGGCGGTCATTCAGAATGTTTACAAGTTCTCGACCGCGTACATTCCAGAAACGACCTCTGCTCGTGTTTCTCGAATCATTGGTGAGACATTGTTTCCAAGTGGACTTGTTTCCACGCCTGCTTCACCGGCAGGTTCTGTTCTGAAAATCACCGATGATGCACCTGCTGCCGCTAGTGAATTGCAGTTGACCGCCGACAGCGAAGGCGCACCTCTGTTCGTTGCTAAGAACGGTGTTCTTACCTTGTACTCGCGCACGCAGCAGTTCACTCAATCACGCTCGGTAAACACGCAGGAGACTTACGGTGCTGGCGGTTTAGCAATTGGCACTGATGCGCAGGTCGAATATGACGGCGACTCAATGCGAAACAGCATAGGCAGTCAAATGTCCGATGGTGCTGTTGTCACAAGCATTGACTCAACATCGCAGTCGTTGTACGGCGAATCAAACCAAGTAATCAGCACGAACCTTTCAGCCTTCTCTGATGCCAAGGCATTATCGGATCTGTTGCTGCTTCGCGGTAAGTCTGTTTATGCAAAGGTCAGCCCTGTTGAAGTTGTGCTGTCTCCGACCGCGAATTGGACAAGCACTCTTGAACTTGAATTGAACGACAAAATCGTTGTGAACATTCAGCCGCCATCCGGCTCTGTAATTTCCCAAGGTCTACTTGTTCAGCACATTCATCACGAAAGTTCCGAAGGAGTCTGGCGTACGCAATTGACCGGATCCGCACGATGGGCTGCAAATGCACCGACCGCTTCAGTCCTTAGTGCAAGCAGTATCACTTCAAGCAGCGCAACTCTTGAAGGCTTCGTGTTTGCGAACGGTGGAAGCACGACCGCTGTCTTTGACTACAGCACCAGTTCGTCGTTCACCACTTTCACAACGGTGACCGCTGCTCAGTCGCCCCTTGCGGAGAATGGTTACATCACTGCTGCCGTCTCTGGCCTGTCTCCAGTGACGACTTACTATGTGCGAATCCGCGTGACTAACTCTTTTGGTTCTTCAACCAGCAGCACCGGCTCTTTCACATCTGCCGCTGGCGCACCATCAGCGACAATCGGAACGGCGAACGGTGGAAGCAGCAACGGAACAACCGCGACCGTTGGTGGCACTGTCAGTTGGAACGGCGCGAGCACTGCTGTTGTCGTTCAGTATTCGACCGATGCTGGCTTCTCGACCTTCACTGAAGTTGCCGCATCTCCGTCTCCGGTGACCGCGCAGTCTGTTTCGGTTAGCGCGTCGTTGTCTGGCTTGACTCTTGGTACGACTTACTACGCACGAATCAAAGCGACCAACTCGATCGGTACGACCTTGAGTGGTTCTGTCTCTTTCGTTACTTCAGCCTTGCCGACTGTCGTTCTGAATGCGACTACAAACTTCAACGAAAATCGCGCAACGGTGAACGCGACAATCAGCGCAAACTTTGCAAGCAGCACAGTTACTTTCGAAGTAAGCACGAACGGTGGATCTACTTGGAGTACGCCGGTGACCGCGACTGGCTCTCCGGTAACGGGGCAGTCTGTTGCTGTTTATGCAAACCTCACGGGACTTACTGTTGGTGCTGCTCACATTGTGCGCGTGAAGGCGACCAATGCTTCAGGCACAACAACAACGCAAAACAGCACCGGCAACTTCACGACTTGGAGTTTGCAGACTTTCGATCTTGGGTTCCCCAATTCCGGCACTCGCACTGGCACAATTCCTACAATCACTCCGACTGGCGGCTCTGCACTTACGCCTTCCATTTACAACATCATGATGTTCGGTGGCGGTGGATCCAGTTTCGGATCTGGCGGCGGTGGTGGATCGTTCTTCCAAACATCGAGCAGGACTGTTGGTGGTAACGGTGGACTTCAAGTTGTCGTAGGTGCTGGCGGTGCATACATTTCTAACGGTGCAGCCTCAGCGATTAACGGCAACGCTGGCGGTTCTCTCGGTGGTGGCAACATCAGTGTTGCTGGCGGCCTTTACGGAAGTTCTGATATCTGCATTGGCATAGGTGGCACATCTGGAAACGGCAACGCTGGCGGTTCTGCTCAGTGCGCATTTGACAAGGGTGGCAACATCACGGGATGGGCGCGCGGCGGTGGCGGTGGTGCTGGTGCTGTTGGTGGTGCTGGCGATTCGTTTACTTTGGTTGGTGGTAGTGGTGGAGCAGGAGTGACGCTGTCTCAGGGTGGAGTGTCGCGTAGTGGTGCTGGCGGTGGTGCTGGCGATGCATCGTCTGGCACTAATGGCACACCAGGATCATTCTCGGATACTTACGGCGGCGGTGGAAGTCATAACGGTGACTTCAACGGTAACGCTGGCATGGTCTACTTTCAGTATTACGCACCGGCGAATGTCTTTAGTTAGAAGGAATAATTATGAAGTTGTTTAGTGTTGATGTCGTAAGGCATAACGAATCGTTTTACTTGTTGCGTGTTCTTAACGGCGATGAAGCAATCACGCTGCATCGAGAAACTCCGCAAGGCATAGAAGTTCTTGATGAAGCGGAGTATGAACTTGCGCGCATGGCTAACGGTCAAATCCTTATCTGTTTCCGTGATGCCTTTCGTCACACTCTCAAGTTGAATCTCATCGCGACTCAATCCGAACAAACCGAAGTAGTGAACCTTCAACTGTTCGAGCGCGTGTTTCCTCTTTACCGTCTGCCTGTCTCGAATTCTGATGGCATTTTTATTCTTTGCAATTCCAAAGTCATCACCCTTCCTCAGCAGGACTGGCGTTGCGATGCTTCGTTTTATGGTGCTCGCCTGTTTGATGAAGAAGGGACAGATGACACGCCCATTGTCACCGACATTCAGCGACTCATCACCTACGAACCAATCTGGACTCACAACGGCGTTGCGCACTTGCTGTTCATCCACATGACCGATGATGACGACCTTGTCGAATTCACCGTGAATAACATGATCGCACCAACCGCCGCGCGCACTCTTTCTGAAGCGTTCCGTCTCATGTGGGAATGGGCGCAGTTGTCACGGCCGCCTTTCAACAGCGACCAGTTGCCTGCTGCACGCGCTGCTGAACTAATCGAGTCTGTTGTCTTGTCTGATGACCTTGCTGCATCCATTGCTGCTTCGCAGTCTCCAATGCAGGTATCTAACTTCCTTGGTGGAAGCACAGCCGCGCGCCGTCGCCCCGACCAAGTTGAACCAATCAGCGACGAACTTGCGATGCTTGTCAAGCAGACCATGTCGTTCATGACTTTAAGTGCACTTGTGGCGACCAATCCGGCTGTCGCCAATCTTGATGATGTTCTCGCTGCAGAAGCGGAGATGTTCGCGGAGCAGGAGCGTCGAATGGTGGCGCGGTTCTTAGGTGAGCCTGATGCAATAAGCATGGACTCTTACGATGAATTCATTTCTCATCTGGACTCCCTGCACGAAAGGCACGCCAGCATGGTGGGGTTCGTCAAGGTGAAACTAAAAGCGTGGAGCGTGAAGAAGGAATTATTAGCAGGGCTGAAGTCTGACCCTGCATTCCTGTTCTAATGCGACGCTGGCTTGTGTTCTTGCCTGCCGCGCTGCTGGCGTTCTTCGGATCCACGGCTGATGCTTCATCCACTGAAGGGTTGACCGTGACTGGCTACTCGTGGAGTGGCGGCACTCCGTCTCGCTCTGTCGATGCGTACTCTGAATGCGGCTCTGGCGTGTACCCGAACATCGACCAGATGTGGGATGGTGTCTCTTTCGGATCGTGCAGCGATGACTACTTCATGCTTCGTTACTCCGGCTGGCTCACTCTGCCTGCTGAAACTTCCTCTGTTCGCTTCGCAATCTTCAGCGATGATGGCAGCGCGGTGGATGTCAACGGGGTTCAATTCGGCCGGTGGGCGGATCAGGGATGCTCTGTTTCCTACTCGGAGACTGTGTCCTTGCCTGCTGGCGTTGCTCTGCCTCTCGAAGCGTGGTTCTACGAACGCGGCGGTGGTACTTGTTTCGCTCTTTGGTGGCAGTTGGATGGTCTGAATCAGGACTGGACTGTTGTCCCTTCATCGGCCTTCTCAACAGTCGAGCCTGCTGTCGCTTCCACAACCACCGCATTGCCCCCTGTAAGCCCGTCTGAACCGCCTTCCACCACGCTGCCTGTTGTCGCCACCTCTGAAATGAGCACGACCACAGCGGCCGTTCCTGTCCCCTCAACTACGGAGTCCCCTGTATGGATGACCACGACCACGCTCGACCTTCCTACTGTTACGGCTGTTGGCCGCGATCCAGTTGCCGTTACGAATGTCCCGACTACCACGACCGAATTGATGACCACGACCACGCTCGCGCCGGAACCAGTCGAGTCGTCGTCAAGCCTGCCGACTGAAACCTTGCCGCCTGCCGAAGAAGTGGATCTGTTTGACGGCACTCACGATGATGTTGTCCCTGCTGGATCGACAATCTCTGTCGCGCAACGCAGAACTGTTGTCGCTGTCTCTGCTGTATTCTTCATTGCAATTCCGCGCCCAAGTTCACAATCAAGTTCTAGGAGACGCTGATGAAACAATTTCTGCAGGACAATGTTTGGGTATGGGCTGGCACTCTGTTGGTGCTCATCACGCTGTCCGGCACAACGCGTACTCATGGCCTCTGGATAAGTGGCATGGCGGTGCTGATAAGTTTGGTGCTGTTCATCGCTGGAAATGGAGACAAGGAATGAATGCAAAAGTGATTAAGGATGTAGCGACACGGTTGGTGGCTCTGTTCATCTCCAGCGCGCTCGGTATCATCACGGGTACTGGAGTCATCGATGCGTTCTCGGACTCCGTCTCTGTCCCTCTGTGGTTTCAAGCGTTGCAGGCCGGTGGTGCTGCTGTTGCCCTTGTCGTTTACGACCTGTCGAAAAGCCTCACCGATGGCAAGTTGACCAAGGATGAAATCGACTCTGCATTTGGCATTGACCGTTCGAAGCACGACGACTCGATCTAGTCATGGCTGTTCCAGCGAAGTTGAAGCGCGCGCCTGCTCTCGTGTACCCGTACAAGAAGTTGGTTCTTCCAAAGGCGTTAGCAGGGCAGAAGAACGGCCGCCTTCCAGACTCGCTGCTGTCGCCTATTGACTGTGGCGGTCAGATGTGGGATGGTGCTGCTGTTGCATTCAACGCTCTTTACGCTGCTGCTCTTGCTGATGGCATCACCCTGAAGAACATCGGTGACTACCGGCCGTACGCCGGAATCGTTGCCATGTTCAATGACCGTTACTCAATCGTGGATCAGGGGCGTAAGCCGCAGGTGACGCGCAAGTTCGATGGCCGCACTTGGTATCTGAAGAAGGGCAAGGCACCAAGTGCCGCGCCGGATCCATCAGGCAAGACCGGATCGAATCATGGTTGGGGACTTGCAATCGACCTTGGTGTCGTCTCGAAGAAGCGCAAGGGCACTGTTTCTCTTTCGTCTGCACCTAAAGCACTGGCGTGGATGTGCGCTAACGCACCCGTGTATGGGTTCTACCTTCAAGGCTCGGATCCAAAGTCACCGGAGTTTGAAGCATGGCACTGGCAGTATTGCCTTGGTGACAAGAAGCCAGCCATACTCAATGTGTGAGATGGATGCGTGAACGATGGATCAGGGACTGGCTCTTATTGTCGCTGCTGTGGTGGC